AAAAGTAGATGAAGATATTTCATTCCAAATAGTGAAAATCATAGCTAATAAACTCGCTGAAAATACAGAAAGCCTTGTAAAAAATATTACTAATTGCATAAATAATGTAAAACTATAAAATAATGGAAAATAAAAATCACCCAAATTGGCTTGTTCCTTTGGAGATAGCCAAAGAACTAAAAGAAATAGGGTTTGATATGGTTTGTCAAAATTGGCAAGCTTATGAATCTTTTGTCTCAGTAAACTTTACCTACTTAGATAGGTATCGAAAAAATAATTATGATATAACTACAATTCCAACATGGGAGCAAGTATTCAAATGGTTTAGGGATAGAAAGTATTATGGTACTTTGAACACTTATTCTGCAAATACAGATAAAGATGGTTTTAGTTTTTACTGTGAGATAAATTATAACAACCAATATATTAAAGTATATTCAAAAACCTATGAAGAAGCTCGGGAAGAATTAGTAAAAACATTAATTGAAACTTATAAAACTAATGAAATTTTATGAAAACAATAATTGATTAAAAACAACTCAAATTTAAACAACAAAAAAGCCTCCAGAATATGAAGGCTTTTTTATAAATACAACACTCTCATTTCCATAATTTTATTAACAATATAAAATGTTAAAAATGACCCATTATTTAACAGGTTAAAAAATGATTAAAAAGTCAATTTTTTATATTTATTTGTCTTATTATCAATTAATTATATTGAAAAAATAAAGTGTAAATAAATATATTTTTGTATCTTTGCGCTTTAAAATAATTTTAAGAATTAATCATTACTTATGGATAGTAATTTACAAATATTCAAAAGCTCTCAGTTTGGGCAAATTCGCATTATTGTTAATGAAATAAATGAACCTATATTTTGTCTTACAGACCTTTGTGTTATATTATCGCTCAATTCAGGAGATGTGAGAAAACGATTAGATGATGAGGTGGTTTCAATCCACCCCATATCAGATAGTATTGGTAGAACTCAGTTTACTAATTTTGTGAATGAGGAAGGGTTTTATGACATAGTACTTGGAAGTCGTAAAGAAAATGTAAAACCTTTCAAAAAATGGGTAACGGGTGAAGTACTCCCTACTATTCGTAAAACAGGCGAGTATTCCATTCAAAAGAAAATTCCTAAAAGTTTTTCAGAGGCTCTCAAACTTGCTTATGAGCAACAATTAAAGTTAGAACAACAAGAACTACTATTAGCAGAAGCAAAGCCTAAAGTAGAATATTTTGATAAAATTCTTTCCTCAAAAGACAGCTTAACGGTAACACAAATAGCCAAAGATTACGGATTAAGCGCTCAACGGCTAAATATTATACTTAAAGAAGAAAATGTACAATACAAGCAATCGGGACAATGGTTGCCTTATAAGGAATATGCTCAAGAGGGATATACCAAAAGTGAAACCATAAACTTTACTCATAAAGATGGTACAGAGGGAACAAAACTCAATACTAAATGGACACAAAAAGGGCGTTTGTTCATTCACGAACTGCTAAAAAAGAAGAATATCAAACCTGTAATGGATAGATAATAAAAGGTATCAATATAAAAAGTAATGTACCCATATGAAACACCAAGAAAGCTCCTTACAAACACAATGCGTTAAATGGTTTAGGTATCAATACCCGCACCTTGTGATATATGCCGTTCCTAATGGTGGCAGTCGTAACGTACGTGAAGCGCAACGGCTAAAATCTGAGGGAGTACTTGCAGGAGTGGCTGACTTAACTATATTACTTCCACAAGGTAAAAGCCTTTACATTGAAATGAAAGTAAAAGGTAATAGACAAACCCCTAATCAAAAGGAATTCCAACAAAAAGCTGAAGCATTAGAACATAAATATTACGTATGCTATAGCTTTGAGGACTTTGAAAAAGTGATAAAACAGGAACTAATCACATAAAACGACACTAATAATTAAAAAAAACAACAACTATGTTAAAAAAAATAAAAAAAGCCATTGAGGATTGCTCTCTTGAACCCTTGAATAGTAATACTGCTTATATGAAGTTATTCTGCGGATTGGCTTATAAACACTCTATTGTATCGAATAAGGAAGTAGCTACTTTTTTAGGTATATCCCCCTCAAGTGTGAGTTACTACCGCAAGGAGCATAACAATATGCTTGCTGTTACAGAATACCTACACCTATATGAAAAGGTGGAAGGTAAAATATTATAATTTGTTTTCTTTTCTTAATTTTGTTTTAATATTATTTATGAAGCACCACTATTTATTATATAGTGGTGCTTTTTTTATCCCTCTTTCTTTTCCTGCTCGTACTGCTCCTTTTGTTGCAAGGCGTCTGCTTCTTTATCCTGATAAGGGTACTTCCTGACAATCCCTAACCAACGCCCCTGCTCATCGTAGAAGTGTGTAAATTCATCTCCTACAGATATTAACTCCGCAAGTTCACAATTAAGTATTTTTGCTATATCTTCAAGTCCTTTAGTATTCATTCCTTTATTGATTTTAGAATTAAGACTTTGTTTAGTAATACCTAATTGTTTGACTAATTCCTGCATTTGTATATTTTTCCTTTTTGCTACTTCTTTAATTCTATACATATATAAATATTTTTTTTGCAAAGGTAATACTTTTATCTGAATAAATAATAAAAAGTGAAAATAAAAACTTTAACTTTTTATTAATCATTGTAAGTCAATTATTTATAAAACAAAATCAAAAAAAGTAATAAAAAAATATTACTTTTTGTTTGCAAGGTCAAAAAAAAGTATTACCTTTGCACTGTCAAAATGAAACAAGAATATTAATCATTAAATAATATAAAGATGAAAGAGTCAATTAAAAAACAAGAAACGCAAATATTCTATGAATGGTGCTATAGTAAGTTTGAAGTGCGTACAAAATTAGAACTCAAAGGGCGCGGTATAACTAAATCAGAATACAATAATGATATATACTTTGTAACGCCCAAAGCCTTTCAAAAACTTGAAAAAACATACATTTGCACTCGTTATGATGTTTATTCATTAGCTAACTAATATCACAGATCTAAGTAAGTCTTTAAACTGCTTTTTAAATAAATTTAATAACAATTAAAAAAATAAATCATTATGAAAGCATTAGAATTAAAAGACCTTAAAGTAGGTAAGATTTATAAAAGAGTAGAAAATAAAGGTAGTAAAAGAAGTGTGTATGTACAAATTCTTACAAATAATGATAGTAAAACAACTTGTAATTTAATACATATTCTACCTAACATCAATAACGAATTGATAATAGCTGAGATAAAAAAAGATTATGATTTATCAGAAGCAATAATCTATAATGAAACATTTACACCTTCTACTGAAAAAGAGTTTAAAAAAGCAGTAGAAACAATTAAAAACAGTTTAACATTTTAAAATATACAAATATGAGAGCAAAAGAATGGCAAGAAGTAGCAAACAGCGCATTAAATAACGCTTTTAAGATGCATATAGAAGAATTTACATCAGAGCAAAAAACACAAGCATTAAAAACGATGCTTAATATTAAAACTAAACCAAATTCATTTAAAGAAGAACGAGAATTGAATGAAAAAATACAAAAAAAACTAACATTAGATTATATAGAAGCTGACATAATAATCACTTACTATTTTCGTTACAAAGAACGTTTTATAGAGTTATTAACAGTATAATCAAAAAGACCTAAGCAAGTCTTTAAACTGCTTTTAAACTCAATTTAATAACAATTAAAAAAATAAATATTATGAATACATCAGTTAAAAAATGGTCTAATGCTCTTAAAAATAAAGCTCGAAAAGAACTTTTAGGTATATATAACAGCTATGAACCTAAAAAAGTAAAATTCATTAAAAATGTAATCTTTTATGATAATGGTAGAGCTTCTAAAACAGGTTTTGCACACGATTACTCTTATTGGGCTTGGTAATACCTAAAAGCCCCGAGCAAGGCACAAAAAGGCTCAAAATTTTAATAATAATATAAATACATCATATAATGCTAACATTAGAACAAATTCAAAATTATCAATCAGAAATACAAAAAATAGAACTTTCCGAAAGTAACTTTAAAAGAGTAAGAAAAATAGCTAAAGCTATCAATTATGGTTTTACATTCACTGAACTTATAAAATATATCTTAGAGCACGAAAAAGCTATTTTAAATAATGACTTTCGAAAAGCATTATTTATTGAAGCATTATTTAAAGATATAAACTATCATAGAGAATTACAATATTTAAGAAAATGCGATTATGAAAATGTTGCAAATGTTTATTTAAACTGTTAAACAATTAAAAATAATACCAAAATGAAAGTAGAAACAAAATTTAGCACAAATCAAAAAGTCTATTTTATGCACGAAAATAGAATAAAAAGCGGTGAAATTGCAGTCATAGACATTCACTTAGTAGCTTATGATAATAGCATTAACATTACTTACAAAATATTTAACTATCAAAATAATGCATTTAATGAAAGTGAACTTTTTAGTAATAAAGAAGAATTATTAGACTATTTAGCTAACAATTAAAAACACCTACCAAAATGAAAAATACAGATAAAAAAACAATATTTGCCTTCGCTTGGCAATTTTTCAAACAAACAGGCTACTCTTTTTCAGAGTGTCTCAAAAAAGCGTGGCAAAATTTCAAACTAAAAAGTAAAATGAAAAAACAAATCGTAGAATTTTACTACAAGAAGTTAGACGGCTCAATACGTCAAGCCTTTGGCACATTGGCAAACACACCACCTACCACGACCAACCGCAAACCTAATGAGAACCTTTTTACCTACTTTGACACAATCAAAAACGAATGGCGTTCATTCTATAAGTTTAATATTTTAGACATCGCATAAAAACACATCTCATTTGAAGTAGTTAAAATTATTTTTCGTACCTTTGCAAGGTATCAGTACAAAAAAAATACAAAAAAAAAACAAATTTTATACAAACTGATATAATAGTCTTTCACTATCTATATCGTACCTTTGCCCTATATACCAGAGGGTATATAAGGGTCTTTGAAATAGTGAAACACTTACAATCTTAATTAAAAACATTAAAAAAATGACAATAGAAGTAAATGGCAAACCAGTAGAGGCATACCACCTCATAATGAAAAAAGAAAATGCACTTGATATACTCAATGGTAAAAAGAAAATAGAAATACGTGCATTTTCAAAAAAGTACAACGACATGTTTATAAACAAAGAGTTGTACAAAAAATTTCAAGAATATTTAAAAGACCCAGATGGGTCAATGGAACTTGAAGATTGTCTAAATGAAACAGAGTATATCTATTTCACAAATTACAACAACTCTTGGCATTTAATAGTCGAAGTGCTAGATATAGCTGTTTATAAGATGACACAAGAAGATATTGAGGTTCTGAATGAAGATTACAATTTTCACGACTTTGACAACGAGTGGCAACAATATAAAGACCTATCAGAAGACGAAATACCTGTTTTTTATGGTTTAGGTCTTGCAGATGTAATCTCTCACGAAGGACTTATTTAAAAATAAACAACAAAATAATAATAACAAATAGACTTGTAAGATATTTTCTTACAAGTCTTTTTTTTAACCCTTTAAATATATAAATTATGTCAGAACCCTACGCAGTTAAATGGACTGATGGAAAAAAACAAGTCTATAAGACTAAAGCTGATTACCTTAAAGGTAGACATCAATCATCAGATGCGGCTCGAAAACGAGAAGAACGCGCTTTAGGTAAAGCTCGTAAAAAGAAAAAGCAAATCAAGAAAGGTCAATCAATTCTTAACTTGTAATGTTAACTCGTGCCCAACAAATCATTGAGCAAATCGCTCAAAAAACTAACAAGGTGATACTATTTCACTCTATGAGTGGCAAGGATAGTATTGCCTTGTTACACTTGCTATATCCTCACTTTGAACAAATAACCTGTGTATTTATGTATGTTGTGAAAGATCTTGAACACATCACTTATTATATGCACTACATCAACAAGAAGTACCCAAAAGCAAGAATTATACAAATACCACACTTTTCGGTATTCTCTTATATAAAAACAGGATACTTGGGACACAGACAAAACGAAAAACAACGCCTTTACAACCTTGCTGACCTTACAGATAATATAAGAGAAAAAATAAATATAGAGTGGGTAGTGTTTGGATTTAAACAATCTGATAGTATGAATCGTCGTGTAATGCTACGTACTTACCAAGATGAAGCAATCAACGAAAAGAATAAAAAAGTATATCCTCTTTCATCTTACAAGAATAGCGATATAATAGAATACATCAAAGCGGAAAAACTCATCACTCCCGAAAAGTATGGCAATAGCCAATCATCAGGTACAGATATAAACGACCTTAACTATTTGCTATTCCTTCGTAACCATTTCCCTAATGATCTAAAAAAGGTAATAGCTGAATTTCCCTTAGTAGAACGCAAATTATATGAGTACGACTATGAAACAACTAAAACAATCTGAGACTATCACCATAAATCGTTCCCAAATCAACCTAAACCCATACAACCCTAAAAAACATACAGACAAGGAAATCAAAAACCAACTTGCCAACCTCAAAAAGGTAGGGTTCAACGGAGGTATAAAATGGAATAAGGTAACCAGCAACCTCATAGACGGGCATCGTCGTATTAAGGCAATGGATATATACTACAAATACGATGGTACTAATGAAACTGATTATCAAGTAAAAGTAGAAGCTGTAGAGTTTGACGAAAAAACAGAAAAGGAACAACTTACTTACGAAGCACTCGGCAATACTCGTGCTGATTATTCCCTTGTAGCTGAATATATCAACGATATAGATTACACCAACTTAGGATTAAGCGACTATGATATTAATGAGCTTTCTAATTTCATTGTTGATATAAACGACTATACTCCGCAAGTAGAAACGTATGAAGACCTAATAACCGAACCACAAGAAGAAAAGAAAGAGCCTACATACGAAGAGAAAAAGGAGCAAGTCAAACAAATGAAACAGCAAATAAAAGATAACGCTTTAGAGAAACAACGAAATGAAGACGCTTTTATCACACTATCCTTTTCTACATACGAAGCCAAATCAGCATTCTGTGAGATTATAGGGATAGACCCCGATGAACGTTTTGCAAAGGGTGAAATTGTCTTGAATATGATAGATTAATATTTAATAATTTTTAATATGAAACCACGTAAGAAGATAGATAATGAAAAATATACCGATGAGGAGCTTAAACAGGCTCTTATCAAAGCTAATGGACAACCTACTAAAGCTGCCGAAATACTTGGTGTTACCTATCCGTCTGTATATGGACGTATTCGTAAAAATCCTGAGTTGGAAATGGTACAAAAAGCCTACCGAGCACGCACATTCAATGATGTATCAAACTTGGTATCTGTCGTTGCTATTATGGGTGTTATTCGTGAGCCTCTTACTGATGAAGATGGTACAGTAATTCCTAACAAATTCCGTGAAGTCCCCGTTGATTATCGCACTCGTATGACAGCAATGCAAACCGTACTTTCTACATTCAAAACAGACGATGGCATAAAAGAGGAAGTTTCTGTACAAGGTAGTATTGATATAGCCCAATGGCTAAAGAACAACAACAAGAACAATGATTAAAACACAACCCGTATATAATCCCTTATATCTGAATAAAGATAAGTTCATCACTATCCTTTCAGGAGGAAGAGCGAGCGGAAAAAGTTTTGCAGCCTCTACCTTTCTTGAACGCTTATCTTTTGAAGCAGGTCATAAGATATTATTTAGCCGTTATACAATGGTTTCTGCTCATAGCTCTATTATTCCTGAGTTTGAGGAAAAGATAGAAGCAGAAGGGACACAGGCGTATTTTAATGTAACAAAAACAGCTATCAAAAACACCTTTTCAGGTTCTGAAATACTATTCAAAGGGATTAAGACCTCATCAGGAAACCAAACGGCTAACCTTAAATCATTACACGGTATTACTACCTTCGTAGGTGATGAAATGGAAGAATGGCTATCAGAGGAGGATTATGAGAAACTAATACTTTCAATTCGTCAGAAAGGGATACAATTGCGTGTTATCCTTATTTTGAACCCCTCCAATGCTGAGCATTTTATTTATAAAAAGTACATCGAGCAAACACATAAAATAGTAGTTATTGATGGTGTAGAAGTGCAAATATCCACACATCCTGATGTATTGCACATTCACACCACCTACTTTGATAATATAGAAAACCTCAACGAGCAGTTTTTTAAGCAGATTGATGAAATCAAAGCCCAAAGCCTCGCACAAGCAACGGACGAACAAGGTAATTTTAGTCAATCTTTATTCAACAAAACTAAATACGCACAAAAAATCATAGGTCGTTGGGCTGATGTATCAGAGGGGGTAATATTCACCGACTGGGAGATAGGAGCATTTGACACCTCATTACCTTATGGATACGGACAAGATTACGGATTTAGCATTGACCCTGATACACTCATTAAGGTAGCAGTAGATAAAAGAAGAAAGATTATTTACATTGATGAAAAATACTATAATAACAAGCAATTATCCTCTGATGGACTTTATCAACTTAACAGCACCCTAATCGACAACCCTGACGACCTAATTGTCGCAGATAGTGCCGAGCCTCGACTCATTTCCGACCTAAGAGATAAGGGGCTAAATATAGAACCTTGTGAAAAGGGAGCAGGAAGTGTATCAGCAGGTATAACAACAATGCTCAATTATAAGTTAGTCGTAACACCTGATAGTTTCAACGTGATGAAAGAACTAAAGAATTACGCTTGGAATGACAAAAAAGCAGGTATACCGATAGATAACCACAACCACGCTATAGATGCTATTCGTTATATTACAATGAGATTATTAAGTGGAACAAATAACAACTTATATCAACTCGCCTCAATGATTTAGCAGGTAGCACCTGCAATTATATTTATAATAACTTATACTATGGACAAACAGACTATGACACAAGAAGATTTTAAACAAGGAGTAACATTAATAGATATTTCGCAATACCAACGGCAATATGATGTTAAAAAGCACGAAATACTCACCAACAAACACCGCTACCCTGACCCTGAAATAATGATACCTCTCACTGATGAAGTAGGTAACCCCTTATTAGATAGTCAAGGCAAACCACGATTTGAAAAGCGTACTCGTTCCCTCAATCGTATAGGACTCCCTTATCAAAAACGTATTGTAGAAATAGCTACGATGTTCCAAACGGCTATACCTTACAAGTACACCGCTGAAGATAGTACTTTGTTTACTGCTTTTCAGGAGGTTATCAAGGCAAATAAAATGAACTTTTCAGACAGCAAAATATGCACAGAGGTAAAGCGATACACTCAAGTAGCTGAGTTGTGGTATACCGAAGAAGAGCAAAACGAACAATACGGTGTGCATTCTAAATTCCTATTGCGACATAAGGTACTATCACCTGAAAAATACAAACTATATCCACGATTTGACGATAATAACAACCTTATATCGTTTGCTATAGAAAGCACTACCAAAGAGGGTGAAACTGTATTCCAAGCCTTCACAACTGAATTTGTTTACACTTTCACTACTAAAAACGGACAAACCACTACCGAAGTAAAACCTAATATCATAGGCAAAATACCAGTAGTACTATACCAACAAGACAAACCCGACTGGGATAGTGTACAACATCTTATTGAGATAGCAGAAGAACAACGCACTTACTTTTCTGAAAGTAATAAGAAGTTCGGAGAGCCTATACTGATGATAGCAGGGCGTGTAGAAGGTAAAACAGCTACCAATAACACAGGCGGTAAAGTATTTGAGGTAAAAGATGGAGGTAACGTGCAATTCGTAGTACCACCCAATGCCAATGAGAATTTCGATAGAGAAATGACAATGAATCGCCGTGATATACACGAGTTCACCCACACCCCCGACCTTTCCGATGAGTTCTATGCGGGTAAAGGGAATATGCTCTCAGGAGTAGGGCGCAAACTCGCTTGGCTACCTGCACACCTCAAAGTAAAAGATAACGAGGCTATATTTATCCCTGCCCTGCAAAGGCGTATTAATATCATTTTAGCTTTCCTTTCCAAGATGTATTTACCCTTTGAAAAGGAAATGAAAGATATAGACATCACCCCTATCATTACCCCATTTGATATTGATGATGATACCGAAATGATACGTACCCTTACAGAAGCCAATGGTGGCAAGCCCCTTATATCACAGCGTGAAGCAATGCAGCGTTTCGGCATCACCGACCCTGAAGCCCAATTAAAGCAAATCAAAGACGAGGAAAACAACAGCCTCAATGAAGCAAGTATCTAATGAACTACGATAACGAACATAGAAAACACCTACTCGCTTACCTACAACAGATAGAACGCTTATTCTATCAGTGGGTAGGCTTTTCTGTGTCTTTAGCTCTCAAAACTGATTTCAAGGAGCTTATTGCAAGTACATTATTTGCTTTTTCAAAAACCAAGAAAGGAAAAGTCTTTGAAAAGGAATTAGCTAACTTCAGCAACCAATTAGACCAAATCATAAAGCAAGGCATCACCAAAGAATGGGCATTTGCCAACCTCAAACAGGACCACCTACTAAGAGAAGGACTAACCAAGTATCAGAACTTAGAAGCCCTTGAGACCTTTAAGAAACGTAAGATTAAAGATTTTACTGTATCTGATCGTGTGTGGGATATTGCCAAGAAAGCCCAAACAGAAATAGAGCTCGCTTTGTCCGTGTCTTTAGAGGAAGGCAAAAGCGCTGTCCAGCTAAGCCGTGAAATACGTAATCTTCTAAATAATCCTACAGCTTTATTTCGTAGAGTAAGGGATAAATATGGCAACCTTGTATTAAGCAAGAACGCCCAAAATTACCACACTGGACAAGGAGTATATAGAAGTGCCTACAAAAACGCCTTGCGACTTGCAAGTAATGAAATCAATGTAGCCTATAAGTCCGCTGATTGGTTGCGCATACAGCAAAACCCCGATGTAGTAGGCTTTGAAGTACGCCTATCCCCACAGCACAAAGTCTATGATATGTGCGATGAACTCAAGGGTAAATATCCAAAATCCTTTCACTTTCACGGCTGGCACGTAGGTTGTAAGTGTCATATTGTTACTATTCTTAAGACTGATGAAGAACTTATAAAGGAGCTAAAAGCTGATGAAGAATTACCCCCTGAAAGCTCCTCTAACTATGTAGGTGATGTGCCAAGCAATTATAAGCAATGGGTAACTGATAACAAAGATAGGTTCAAGAATTGGAAAACAAAGCCTTATTTTATTGAGGAAAATAAAAAAGTAATAAAGAAATGAAAATAAACAACATCAACATACAAGCTACCTACCATACCTACCTTTTAGATAACAACTACAAGGATTTATTTTGCTTTCCTCCTTTGAAAAAGTTAGATAGTAACGATTGGGCTGAGTATTACGGCAAAGAATATGATACTGATAGCCCTCAGCTTGACACTATTTCATTTTCATTATCTTTTATTTCTAAAAGTAATCAATACGACCCTTTTATATCCTTTCTATCCGCTCAAACCTATAATGATTTTCACTTTGAGGAGTTAGGCAAGTCTTTTCGATTGCGATTTGTAGGGGTAAGAAAAGCTAAAGAAGAACAAGGATATATCACCTATGAAGTTACTTTTGCTAATGATAATCCCTTACAAGGCTATACTTATCAAGCTCCTAATGATACATTACCTTTATCAGGCTTCACTATTGATAATATAGACCTATCTAAGTATGGCATTTATTTGCTTGAGGAAAACCAAAACAGCCTACTAAAGAGCTACGAGGTCAAAGAGCACCTAACTACGACAAGCAGTGCTATTTCAGGGGTAAAATATGCAGACCACGACAACGTATTCAAGGAGCATACTATTGAATTATATTGTTATATGAAACAGCCTACTAATCGATTTTGGAAATTGTATGAAGCGCTTCTATATAACCTCTCTCAGCGAGGAGAACGCACCATTAATGCTTTTGGTAATACCTTTAAGGCTATCTATCAAAAGGCTAATGTAAAAGAGGTGCTACTTACAAAAGATACTTTGAGGGTGGAATTTACCATTTCCTTAGTGGTAATATAAAAAATATACAAAGAAAATACAAAAAATAGACAAACCATAATAAGGTACATTATTCCTCTATAATGTACCTTTGTCTTTGATTAAACTAAAGACTATGCAACTCTATTTTAACAGCACACATATAGAAATATTCCCTACTGATGAGAGCTACAGATACCGCTCTATTATGGGGGAGCATACGCTTACTTTATACTTTTCATTACCTACTTATACCGATATTCCTACTGGTGCGTGGTGCGAGTTTGCTAATGAACGTTACACTCTCAATCAGCCAGCTAAGGTTGTAAAACATAACACACAAAATTTTGAATATACCTTAACAATGGATAGCGAGGGTGTAAATCTCAAGAATTACAAATTTCGTAACCCTAATGATAAAACCCTAAAATTTCCTTTCACAGCCTCTCCTCGCTATCATATTCAGATATTGGTAGATTGCCTCAATATGATAGATAGCGGTTGGCAAGTAGGAACAACGATTGAAGCTAATGAGAAACTCGTTTCTTACAACCATAACAACTGCCTTGAAGCGTTGGAGATGATAGCTAAAGCTTTTGAGACTGAATACGAGATTATAGGTAAAACTATTCATTTGCATAAGGTAGAGTATTTTAAGGATAATCCTCTACCGCTCCAATATGGCAAGGGTAAAGGATTTAAGACTGGGGTAAGTCGTACCACAGAACAAAGTCGTATTACACGATTATATGTACAAGGAGGAGAACGTAATATCGACCGCTCTAAGTATGGCAATAAAGAGTTATTATTACCTAAATCACAAGAGTACACATACGAAGGGGTAACCTTTGTTGCAGACGACAAAGGGCTATCAATAGCTATCAAGAATGCTCAAAACAACAGATTTGTAAATGAGCAAAGCCTTGATTTGTCTCATATATATCCTAAGCGTAAAGGTACAATTACAGAAGTCTTTGAAGTGGATCACGACAAACACTTCTATGATTTTACTGATACCTCCATACCTCAAGCTCTCAATTTTACAGACCTACAAATCAAAGGGGAAAAAATGCTTATCTACTTTGAAAGCGGTATGCTATCAGGTAGAGAGTTTGAAATAAGCCGTTACGAGCACAGCAGTGGCTACAACCATAGTGCACGCCGATTTGAAATTGTACCTAAAGAGGAAGACGGCACAACAATGCCTAATGATATATTCAAGCCTGCCATAGGTGATGAATATTCCGTATACAATATGCAAATGCCTAATGCTTATATTTGTGATGATAACACCAAAACAGGGGCAAGTTGGGAAATGATGAAAGAAGCGTGTAAGTACCTCTATGAAAATAGAGCTGATATGTTTACTTTCACAGGTGATTTGGACGGAATATGGGCTAAAAAGAACTGGGCTAATGTAGGCGGACGTCTCAAAATGGGGGGATATATCAATTTTTCAGATACTGAATTTCAGCGTACCCCCATAGCTATTCGTATCGTAGGGCTAAAAGAGTATGTAAATAATCCTTATAGTCCGCAAATAGAGCTATCTAACAAGGTACAAGGACATTCTTTTGTTTCTGAAATGCGCAAACTCCAAAACCAAGAAGTGTATTTTGGAGAACTCAATAAGCGCACGCAGTCATTAACCAAAAGAAGCTGGAGAGATGCTCAAGAAACTATCAAGCAGGTAGAGGAAGCATTTCCTGAATATACTAAGAGTATTGTTCCTGCTACCGTACAAACGATGATGGCACTTATTGGCAACAAATCTACTCAGTTTGATTTTGTTATATCTAAAACAAACCCAGTAAAAGCCCCTCACACACTCTATTTTGACAAGAATACAAAGCAAATCAATGCAGGTAGTGGGTGGCTCAAACACTTTACATTAGGAAGCAGTGATATTACCCCTAATCGTGATGCTAATAGTTACAAGTATTGGAATATTCCTGCTTTCGTATCAGGGCGTTTGGACGATAAAGCCAAAACCTACTACCTCTATATCAAAGCCTCCAAAACCACCGAAACGGGCGAGTTTATCCTATCCGAAAACAAAATAGACATCGAGCAAGAAGCAGGCTTCTATCATTTTCTATACGCTTCTATAAATTCAGAATATGAAGGAGAGCGTGGTATTGCAAAACACAACGGCTTTACAGAAATCACTGGTGGACAAATCAAAACAGACAAAATCACATCAGGAAATGGAGAGCAGTATATACACCTCTTTGATGACCATATAGAAATTAAAGCCAATCTTAAAATCACAGACGGCAACAAAACAGAGATAAAGCAACTTGTTAATCCTGATTTGCTTTCATTGGAGAGTAGGCTAAAGTCAAGTATTAGTAATATTCAGGTTGGGGGAAGAAATTTATTACGTAATAGTGGACAAAAAATCACTAATAACAACTATGATATTGCTGTATATGAATTAACAGAAGATATTAAAGAAGGAGAGGCTGTAACCTTAACTATTAAAGGAAAATTAGGAGCAGGAAAAACAGCTTTTGCCGTATATAATAGTGGTGATTTTCTTGAGTTATCACAACTCTTAGACAAAGGCAATGGCATTTATCAAAATACATTTAATTGGAAAAAAGTTATTAATGGTAGAACCGCTGACAATAAAACACTTTGGATTTGGACTTATAATTCAAATGTTGATGTAGAAAGTACCATTGAATGGATTAAACTTGAAAGAGGTAATCATTTTACTGAATGGACTCCTGCTCCTGGTGATTTAGAATCTCAGATTACAACAGCTAAAACCGCTACAGAAGCCTATGCACGTACCCAATCCGAACTCACCAAAGCACAAGCCATAGCCGAAGCCAATAAGCAAGCAGGAATTGCTATCACAGCCGAGCAACAAGCTCGCATATTACAACTACAACAAAACCTCCAGCAAGCCAAAACCTTTGCTGAGCAGAAGGTGAATGAGTTGAACATTGGAGGCAGAAACTTATTGCGCAATAGTGGTCAAAAAATCACTAATAGAAATTATAATATAGCAACATACTATTTAACAGAAGAACTTAAAATAGGTGATTTACTCACCATTACAATAAAGGGTCAATTAGGGACCGGTAAAATCGCTTTTGCTTTATATGACCAATTTGGGAATGTAGAACAATGTGCTTTATATGACAGAGGGAAAGGTATTTATCAGAATACATTTAATTATAAAGGATATAGAAATGGTGATAAAATGATACTTTCTATTTGGACTTATTATAGTACTGTTTCTGCTGAAAGTACGATAGAATGGATAAAACTCGAAAAAGGTAACAAACCCACCGACTGGACACCAGCGCCTGAAGATACTTGGGATACAATGGTCGATTTAGGTATCATAGACAAAAACGCAATGGCTATCACCGAAGCCGAAAAAGCCAATATAAAGTATATCAATGGAGTGTTTAGTAAGGGAGGTAATTATGACAGCGAAACGGGTATTGTCAAGAATACAATTACTACTGGTGCTCTCACTGTAGGTAATGTATCTGGAGGAAATGCAGGTATCAATGGGGCGGGGTTAGCTGGTAATTCTATACGCTTCTTTGCAGGAAAGCCATATTCACAAAAAGAACAAGCTCCTTTTAGAGTAGATGACAACGGCGAACTATGGGCTACCAACGCTCATATTTCAGGGAATATTGATGCTAAAACGGGACAAATAGGAGATTTAACTTTATCAGGTGGTTTGTATTCAAGTAATTGGGATAGAAAAAAAAACAAGGTAGATGGTGGCGTTTTTTTTAGTGGTTCTGGAGTGCTTTATCGAGATGACTCTAAAAAAATTAAAGCTTCTTTTGGTTCGATTGCAGGAAGTATTTTTGGAGTTAATTCAGCTATGTTTAAAATAGAAAAAGAAGCTGTTAAAAAATCAGAATATGACAAAAGATATAATATAGAATATTTTACAGGTCAAACAATACTCGTTCCGCCATATCCAAATGAAGAATTAGATGTCACTTTTAGATACTTAAATGATCGAGCTCAATTTATTTATGGGGATACATTCAATTTTGGTGCAAGTGCTAAATTTGATTATGTCTATAGTGGATTAGCATATACTAATATAATAGAGCGATGGTTAGGTGTTACTAATACATTTATTTTTACAGATGTACCAAGTGATATGAATACTGTTCGGTTACCAAGTGCTACAATTATTAATGAAATTCTCAATAAATTAGGAGTAGAAAATATTTCTAGGGATAATTTAAGTTTTTCTTTTGAAATTACCATTATAATGGCTTGGGGTGTAGGACATAAAAGAGTAAAAATACAAGGCGTTCATGAAGGATATATTTTAAGTAATGAAAATGGTGAAAGATTTAGAAGTTTAGAAGGACATTTTGAAATGACAAAAGGAAATATTGTAAAACTTCGTTATCATAGAGGGGATTATCATATTATGTATCGTTCCGAAAAAATAAATTATGTTAATAATTAAAAAAATAAGATAAAATAAATATAAGCTAAAAAATCTAAAATTTTATATATCATGCAAATCATTCAGAAAACAACGCGTATCACCGCACAAGAAGAAGTACAAGGAGCAAATGTAATGTACTCTTATGAATTTGAGAAAGACCAAAACCCGCAAGCAGTGGCTTTCTCTGTACAGAAAAACATTGAAACACAAGGAAGCTATTCCTATTTACAAGGAACAGTAACCAAGCACGATTTCAATATGCAAAACAACAATTTCCAACCATCGGATATTGACTTGATAAAGCATATTCACGAGACTTGTACTTCTATTCTCAAAGGAGAAAACACTGAAAAACCAAAATCCAATGATACGAAAAAATAGGTTTCTCGTGCCAAAAGGGTATAGGGCAATCACCCTATATCCTTTCATCTTCGTTCGCAACGATAGTGATAAATACGACAAAGTACTTATCAATCACGAATGTATCCACTTGCGACAACAAAAGGAGTTACTGATACTCTTTTTCTATGTTTGGTATTTCCTTGATTTTGTTATCAAGTATTTACGTTATCGTAATTGGGATAAGGCTTACCGCAATATCATTTTTGAAAGGGAAGCCTATAACAATCAAAACAACCTCGACTACCTCAAAGTAAGGGGTATATGGTGGTTTTGGGGACAATAATTAAATAATTAATTCTAAATCTATGAATAAAATTTTACAATGGCTAATAAAAGCCAAAATGAAAATTGCTATATGGGCAACTCCTATAGTACTACTTTTTTATTTTGATGATAGGATACACTTCAGAGATAGAGTGTATTACTTCTTCATTGCCTTTTTTAAGAGTATTCCTTTGTTAATGCTGTACTCGTATTTCTCTATATGGAAAGACAAAAACGAGTTTTTTTATGCAGGTATATGTACAGCACTATTACTCAATGCTTTGGTAGGGGGGGTATATCATTTTAAGACAGGAACGTTTGACATCAAGGAATTTCTTGTCAAGAATACAGAAATGGTATTTATTATAGTTGCTGTATATATTTCCTTATCCTTGCTTAATATTCCTCTTGATGAATCTGAAATGGGTAAGATATTTAAAAGCGTAGTACAACTCACCACATTACTATATCCAGTGAGTAAAATCCTAAAGAACGCATTTATCCTTACAAATGGGAAGTTTCCTCCTCAATTCGTTATGAAAGCACTCTACAACTATGAACGAGAAGGTAAATTGAAAGATTTCTTTGATGAAATCAACGGAACAAAAACAAGTGAACCTAAAACAGAAGACGATGAACCAAACGCAGCTTAATTTTATCAAAACTTACAAGCCTTATGCATTGGAAACAGAACGAAAGACAGGCATTTCTCACCTCTTTATCCTTGCACAAGCAGGTTTGGAGAGTGGTTGGGGTAAGAGCGTGCCAGGTAATATGTTTTTTGGTGTAAAAGCTACTAAAAACACTCCTAATGAGAAAAAGCAACTCCTAATAACTACAGAGGTGCTTTCTTCTCCAAACGAAAAACATAGATTTCCTGAAGTGATTAGTATTACCAAACGTACAGATGGCAAATTCAAGTATGAAGTTAAAGATTGGTTTATGAAATACAATACTCCTGAAGAGAGTTTCACAGACCACGCTAATTTCTTCTTCAGAAATAGGCGATACGCAAAAGCGTTGGAGGTCAAAGCAGACCCATACAAGTTTGCTGAGGAGGTAGCAAAGGCAGGTTATGCCACTGCTCCGAACTATGCAGAGAGTTTGAAAAAACTCATTAAAGAAATTGAAAAAATTAAATAGTAATGTATGAAAAAGATTTTGTATTTACTCTTAGCCCTTATGTTGCTTACTTCTTGCAGGAGCAAAAAAGTAAACAAAACTGAACACAGAGAAGAGCAAAAGAGCGAAAGAAAGGAGGTAAAAGACAGCACTACACACATAGAAAAAGCCCAAAAGGTAAGCACTTTTGAGATACAGCAATCTCAATTGTTCGAAATAATCCTTGAGAGTGATAAGGACAGCGTAGGAAACGCCAAAGAAGTAGTGTATTATCGTATCAGGGACGGAGACAGCGAGACCATAAGAGTACAGGGCGGAAAGGTTACAATTAAAACCATAGAAAACCATTCTAAGAGCCTACAGCAGGCTGATAGTACTCTTACTATAAATAATAAAATAAGTCAAAAATCCGAGACTAAAAATGTTTATACAGAGAATAAAAAGGAAGTACAAAAAGAAGTCAAAACAATACCTTTTTCATTAATAATAGGTGCTTTATTACTTGGCGTATTTGCTTTGTTATTATGGAAGCTGAAACGATTTCGGTGGAAGATTTAAACAGTTTTTAAATTTCATTTAAACACTGCTAAAATAGGAGGACAAGCAGTATAAAAAATGTCCTCCGCTTTTTTTAAAACTTTCTCAGGGTATTTAAAAAATAATAGCAACAATGCTACGGAGGACAATATGTCTTCTGTACTTTGTTGCTATTTATATTTGTACCCTGAGAAGTTGCAAAGATACGAATTTTCTAAAATAAAAACGAAAAAAATGAAATCATCTTCAAAAAATTGGCAACGCACGCCTATTAGTTATTATGGAGGTAAACAGACAATGTTACCTCATATATTACCTCTTATTCCATCTCATAAAATATATACAGAAGCCTTTTTTGGAGGAGGCGCTGTATTTTGGGCGAAAGAAAAAGCCCCTGTGGAGATTATTAATGACTTTAACGCCAATGTATATACGTTCTATAAGGTTTTACAGTCCGATTTTCCCGCATTAAAGAAACTTGTAGAGCAGTCTGTACTGAGTCGTGAGGCGTATAAGTCTGCATTGGTAATATATCATTCGCCTTTTGTCTTTAGCGAGGTACATCGAGCGTGGGCATTCTGGTATGCTACTAATTGTGGATTCTCCAATCAAGTAGGGAATTGTAGAATAGCTACAGACGGCAAGAATGCTAATACTTTACACAATAAGATAGATAGATTCACAGATACCTATTTGGAGCGTCTTAGAGGTGTGCAGATAGAGAATAATGATGCGTGCGAGATAATCGCCCTACGGGACACTCCAGAGACTTTTCACTATGTAGATCCACCCTATGTGGGTGCTAAACAAGGACACTACGGAGGTTATGAGCAAGAACACTTCGATGAATTATTGGCTACATTGGCTAATGTTAGAGGTAAATTTCTCCTTAGCTCGTATCACAATGAAGAGCTCAGTAAGTATGTACAGCAGTACGGTTGGTATCAGAAGGAGATATCTATGCACTTGGGAAGTAGTAATAGTAGTAAGAAGAGATTAGAAGTACTGACAGCTAACTATCCTATTTAAGAAAAAACACGGATATTCTCCGTATTTTTTTTAGTATCTTTGCACCTCAGTAAAACTGCTCAAAAAATGTACATTTCGTTTTATTTTTTGGCACATTTCGTTTTGCTGATTATAGTTTGTTTTTGTTTGTGTTTATAAAAGTGCTTTTTAATTGTTTCTATCTTTGTGCTGTAAAAAATAATAATTAATTTAAAAAAATATGGCTTTTAAAGGTTTTGGGGCTGGTCGTGGCTCTTCTAAGGACGACAATTCGTTATGGATTTATTGCGGTATTGCTTTTTTAATAGGTTCTTTGCTTCCTGACAGCGTTAACCCTGTTAAATTTATTGGTAAATTTTTCAATAGAAGTAAAACGGCTTCTGGTAATCAAGAAAAAAAAGACGATACTAAAAAATAGTATTAGTTTAGTGTAATTAAAGGGGGTTGAAAAAAGATATAATAATATAAAATATTTCGTTTTTTTTCCCTCTTATTTAAAAGAAAAAAAAATATGGTTATTTCAAAAATTAATAATTTCGGTTCTGTTCAATCTTTTGAGAAAGAAAAAATTATAACCGGTTTATCTATTGAATTAAACAAGCAAAAAGAGACTAATTTACGTAGTTTGTTGGAAACTAAAACTTTAACTTTTAGTATTGTAGAAAAAATAGAAAATGAGAAAGATAATACTAAGGGTTTTATAAAATTGCTTAGTGTTCGTGGTTCTGATTTGTTTTTGTTTGCTACTGATAAAGGTTATTTCTTTCCTTTAGGTTTTATTTTTCCTATTGATGAAGTAGGTTATAAATTGACTTGTGAGGGTTTGGATACTGACGGAATTAATGTGTTTTTTCTTCAGGAATTCAACGGCTTAGGCTCTCCGGTTTGTTCTTTTGATTATTCGTTAAGTTGTAGTACTTCTCAATCTTCAAAATCTTTATTTTCTGGTGCTTCTGTTGTTTTTCTTACTGATAATCAAGGTTTAGAGACTTCAAATTTTTCTTTTAAAGAAAATGGGCGTTCTGTTTATGTTGATAATGATTTATTGAAAGATAAAAAATATTTATTATATAAAGATATTGACGGCATTAGCGCTGTTTTTGAGTTAGAGAATAAGGGCTATTCAAAGGATATAAAATATTTGGTTTCTGGTCGTGGTTATAGTACTTTAACTCATAAAATGACTCTTGAAATGTATGAATATTTTGAGAATGATTTAGTTAATGGTATGGCTTCGGATTATGCGCAAATGGCTTTCAAGGCTATGTATTCTATTGTCCCTGCTATTGATAGCCTTAAAGAATTACGCAAGGTTTATTCTAATACTTTGCTATTAGCTAATAAAAGCGGTTTTTATGGCTTAGAGGGTACGGGTTTAAATTTGATAACTGATTAATAATTTAAAATATAAAAATAATGAATGAAAAATACCTTAATTTCGGCTCGACTGCTCTAAATGGTCTTTTTGGTTGGCTTGGTAAAAGGGACGAATATAGACACGCTTTAGAGATGTCTAAAATTTCTAATGGTTATCAGTTGCAATATTTAAACTCAAATTTTCCTAATAATCAATATGAAATTCCTAATAATGCTAATCCAAATCTCGTTCCATTGCTTTTTGGAGGAATTTTTTTAGTTGTTTTAGTGGTTTTGTTAAAGAAGTAATAAATTAAAATAAAATAATAATGGCATATAATAATAAGAATTATAAAAATAATGGTTATAGTAATTATAATCGTTATAATTCTGGTTCTAATCGTCAAGGTTATAATAATAGTTATAATTCTGGTTCTAATAGTCAAGGTTATAATAATAGTTATAGAAAGCCTAAGAGTGGAGCGCAAGAGGTACACGGTACAACAAAAGATGGTAATAATTATTTCGGTGTTACTGGTTGGTTTGTTCGTAGAGATACAGGATTAATAAAGGTTTCGGGTTTTGTTAATAGTTTGTCAAAAGAGTATCAAAGTTCTAGGGGAAATCATTTTGTTTCCTTAATGTTTGAAATCTTTTATCAAAATTCAGGAGTTAAAAAGTTAGAGTTAGGATTGTATAGTACTACAACCGGAAAGGTTTATTTAGAGCAGTCAAATATTATTATTAGTACAAAGACAAAACGTGAGGGAGGCTCTGGATATTGTGGGTTTCTTTCTAAAAAAAAGTAAATAATTAAAAATAGTATATTATGAATTTAGTAAAATTTTACAATGTTTTAAAATTAGGGCAAGATATTATTTCAATGCTTTTGCCTGTTCTGGAAACAATAATAAAAAGAGATATTAACGGAAACGGAAAAATAGGAGAATAATAAAAAATATCTCTTAGTCTCTTAAATATTTTATTGGTTTTTCTATCATATTTTAGGGATTGGGACATTTAATTTGTTTCAGTCCCTTTTTTTTAAAGTTTAATATATAATAGTTAATTATGAAAAAAATATTATCGTTTTTAGGCTCTTTATTTGGTTTTATTTTAGGTTATTTGTTGGGTTTATTCTTAGGAAATAAAGAGAAAAACGAGTTACAGACTTATATAGAGCAAAAAAATTCTTGTGAAACTAAATTTAATCAAGAAAAAAAAGATTTAGAGGAGCAGAAAAAAAAATTAAATAATTTATCCCTTATGTTAGATAGTAAGAATAAGGGTTTAGAAGAAAAACAAAAAGATATAGTTAATAAGGAAAAAGATTTAAAACAGAGAGAAGAAAATTTACAAACTGAGGAGCAGGATTTAACGACAAGGAGAAGTTATATAACTTCTCAGGAACAAAGTTTAATGCAGCGTGAGAATGAGATTACACAAAAAGAAGGGGAATTAAATCAAAGGGAAACAGATTTAAATAATAATTCATCTTCTAATGTTCCATCTGCTTTTTTTCTAATGGATAGAGATTTAGAGAGTTTGCCTTTTGAACTTCCGATGGGTTGGTATCCTAGTAGTCATAAGTGGGGTGCTTTTCTTGTTGGTTCACGAGAGATGCCAAATTTATTTAGTTTTTTAAAATGTGCTTTGCCTAAAGGTGAATTTGATAGTGATAATGATAGTATTATAAAAGAAGAATATATGCAGAAGATTTATGAAATTTTTTCTAATTGTTTATATCTTTTTAGGTCTAATGTATATTCTTCAGGATTTGAGTATAAAAAAAATAAATATTCTTCTTCTTTTTATGATGATGCCGTTATTTTTGAATTTCCAATTTTATTTATGTTTTCTCCGGCTGTTCGTTATCGTATTGAGTTTTTGGATAACGCTAAAACTGTAAAATGTTATTTAAAATATTGTTTGGATTTACCAGCTGGTCAAGAACAAACAGCCCCTAAATTTGGTTTTGCTATTTCTCAAATAATTTTTAATAAATCTGATACTTATAATGATTTTAAAAATTTATTAAAGAATGAAACATTTAAAGATGAGTATATAAATGATTTTCTTATTAATTAAATCTAATATGAAAGAGTTTTATAAAAAGCATAAGCGTAAAATTTGGTTTCTTTTAATTTTTCTTTTTTTATTTTATTGGTTTCGAAGTAGGAAAAAAGATGAAAATTTAAAGTATTTAGAAAATAAGTATTTTAAAGATTTGGAGGAAGCTAAAAAGCAGGAGGAGCAAAATAAAAGAGAGCGTAAAGAAGCGGAGGAAAAACGTAAGCAAAAAGAAGCGGAAGAGCGCATAAAAGCAGAAGAAAATAAACGCAGAATTGAGGAGGAACGAATAAAAGAGCAGGAACGCATAAAAGCAGAGCAAGAAAAACGAAAATTTACAGGTAATACTTTGTTATCTTCTGAATGTATAGAAAAAACAGGTGTATTTTATTATTCCGATAATGGGCGTTTTTATCGTTCTTTGTCTGATAAAAATTCTGATGGAAAGTTATTTTTGTATTTTACAAATACTTCGGATTATATAGAGCGTAAGGATTATTTAGGAGATGTTTCCTATCCTTTTAGTGATATAGATGAGAATTTAAGTGATTTTATTATTCCGTCAGAAATAAAAAATGGTTCTTACGATGTTTACAGACCTAATTTTGTTACTAATAATATGTTACTTTCTGGTAATTGGCAGGGGGTGTCTTATCGTGTAAAACAACTTGAATTTGATAGAGATTTAACATTTGAAACACTTCAAGATAACGTTTATAAAAAGGTTCAGTTCAAAGTTGGTAATTTATTTCATATAAATAATATATCTAATTTACGTATAAAATTAGATGATAGTAAAAAAATGATACGTTTTTATCATCAATTATTTTTTAATACTTATAATATTTATGAGATTTTTGTAAATGATATTCAATATTATAATGATATTAAAGATATTTTAGAAAATAAAATATTTACACAAAGTTTTAGAAATAAAGTTTTTTTATAGAATGAATAAAGATTTTTTTAATAAAAACAAAGGTAATATAATATCCTTTTTTCTTGGTTTTTTAGTGTTTTGGCTTTTTCGTTATTTCAATCGTAAAAATGACCTTTTGACAAAGGATTTTTCCGTTATATATGAGCGTTTGAAATATTCACAAGTTAGATTATTTGAAAATTTTTATACCAAAGAGGATTTCTGGCAAAAACGTAATGAAATAAAATTTGTTATAAATGAAAATTTGTTACATTATTTTAATACTCGTTTTAATGTTGGTAGTGTAATAAATGAATATGGTGAGGAATTTATTAGCAAAGAAGTAGCCCCTATACGTTTAAAGTATGATAATGACGGGGTTCAATATATTTCGTTATTTGGTCAATCGTTTGTTAAATCTGGTGAAATAGTTGTTACAAAGGTAGTTAATTTAGATAAAAAAACTTCTGATTTTGCGGTTTATTGGCGTTACGGATTATCACAATATAAATTTTTATATGCTGTTAATTTTGAACGTGAATTTATTACAGATTTTTTATTAAAAATTCTTTTTGAAAATTTTGATACAGAAATAAGGCGTTTTTTATTGCTTAATATAGATTATAAATTAATAAAATGATAAAATTTAAGAAAGTATTATTAAATAATTTTTCTTTTTTTTTGTTATTTCTTTTTTTGTATGTAGTTAAAAAGTATTGGGATTTTCGAAATAAAGAAAAAAATTATTACAAAAATTTATTTTTTAAATATTCGAATGATTTAATAAAATATGAAAAAGATAAGAAAGAAAAAGATAAGAAAGAAAAAGAGCAATTAAATAAAGATTTAAAAAATGATGAAAAAAATAAAAAT